GTATATCCGTTCCCAGAATTAATAATGAAAGTATCAGTAACTGCATTTTCTTCATCATCTTCTACTGGATAGTTTTCTCCTTCAGATACGATATAGACACCTGTAATTTGACCATAAGTTGGAGAGTCCGAATCATAATCAATAATACATCTTCCAACTGCACCATATCCAAGACCACAAGAGTCTTCAAAAGTTACCATTGGTGGGGCATAAGAATAACCACTTCCAGGATCCGTTATTTCTACACCAATAATGCTTGCAGTTCTTGTAACGGAAGAAGTAATATCACTTAGACCACTGGTATTATTTACAATTCCACCAAGAATTGCCTTACCAGCACCACCAATGCCATTTCCACCGAAGAATGATACGGTTGGACCACCACAACTTGAAGGTTCTCCACAATCTGGTTTTGTATATGGTGAATTTTCTTCCCCAGGAACTTTTGGTAGTAACCTTGCTATATTTGCATTTTCCAGTGCCTTATCAAGAGCTTTATTCGCTGCTGCTCTATTTTTTGGACCATATCCAATTGTCCATTCCTTCACACTAGCACAAGATTTTGTTTGTTCGCAGGTGAAAAATCCCTTAATTGATTTGAGTATATCGGCAGCACCTGTTAGGAAATCTAAGATTTTGAACGCTGGACCCAAGATGCTAGATACAGCACCCAATGCAGATTCTAGACCGGAAGATATTTGATCGATAATGCCATTTAAAAGAGATCCAACAAACTGTTCTGCAGCACAAACTCCAAAATTGACAACTTCTAATAATGTAGATTCTACAAGTCCCTTAATCGTATCTCCAAGTCCATTGATAATTTTTGCAGAAACACAAGCCATTGCTTTTTGAAGTGCTCCAACTGGTGCAACCATTCCCTCTTGTGCGGCAACTCCAGCTAAGTGTGCAATGAAAGGATTTGCAGTAGATGCTAAAACAGTTGCAAAGGTGGAATCATAAAGTGCTTTCAATCCACTTTGCATAAGTGGTATTAGTTTTTTGTATAGAGAATCAAATAAATTACCAACGAATCCGTTTGCAAGTACCTGTATTTTCTTTATTGCACTTTGCACATCTCCAAGAAAATTAGTTGCCTCGCTTGTAATCTTTATAAGATTGTCTAAGATATTGGTAATCTCATTTACAAAATTATCTTCACAAGCATCTGCGTGTGTTACGGTTTGTCCAGTTGCCTTTGATGCTGGTATTTCTTTCGGTTCTTCCTCCTTCTTTTGTGCATTGACTTTTTTTATTTGATCTTCACTTAAATTTCTCTGTAATTTTTGATCATCTCTATTCTGACCTGAAGACTCTTTAGTATCTCGTGCTCCTTCCGGACTTTTTATATTTGATGTAAATCCAGTAAAAGGCATGAATGGATTTGAAGGTTCCATTGAAGGAACATATGGAGTTTTTCCAAAAGATCCCATAATCATAGGAATCTGTGCATTGTCTCCATCAAGGAAAAATCCAATTACAACATCTCCCTGAGCAATGGCAGCACTTTGAGAAAAATGTCCACCTCCACTACCGGCAGTTGTAGGCATTAAAACTCCTGCCCACGGTAAATCATCATCAGAAAGTTCGGAAGTATTGTAAGGATGATAACCAAGTATTCTTACTTTATATCTGTGTCCCCACCCTTTACCATCTGCTTGAGCCTGCCATGCAGAAGTTGGTGCAACCTGACCGATCCACCAACGAAATCCGTCCCTACCAATAAAATTACTTTTAATTAACGACTCTTCTATCATTTTTAGTTCTGTTCTTTACGGATACCAAAATTATCTCTTACCAACTTCAATGAAGTATATGAACTATTTGGTTCAAAATGATGACACAATTCCTTTATCATATATAGACCGCTTGTTTCAGTATCTATTTCATCGGCATCTTGTGATGATACTTTTGGGAATTCACACTTTATAATGTCACCTGCTCTCAAGTCAGTATTACAAGGAATCATCATACTTACAGATTGCGTAAGAAGAAGATTATATCTCATAATAGACTGTGCCTGATACTTTTCTGGATCGGCATTAGTTTCTGTCGATACATCTTTATCAAGTGTTCCGACATCTACAATACCACATAAAATTCTCGAAGGAACATCTCCAAGAGAAGTATCAATTCCTTCACCCAGTGTTGGTAAAGAAATCTTTCCTCTGCCACCAAGGTTTTCTAACCTATCTTTATACTTTGCAAACTGAAATTTACCATCCTCCCAAGGAGTAAAGTTAAAGTCTAATGGATTAAAAAACATCCTTTGACTAGCATATGCTCCGAGTCTCAATTTCTCAATCAAATTTTGATTCTTATCAGTAATATAGTTTAAGATTTTGAAATCATTATTGGTTTCATTTTCATTCTTACTAACTTCACTATAATAATATGTTGCCTTTGATTCTTGTTTAATTAGTTCATCAATCGATTTAAACTGAAAACCATCTTTCGTTTGGTAAAATACAAAACCAGCCGTTGCATCACCAGAAGAAACTGGAACTGCTTTTGATGCTAACCACACCAAAGTTGTAAAAGGTTTTTTGAGATTTCCAATAAAAGAATATTTGTTCTGCGATTTTTCTATATCACTATCATTATATCTCGTAGTCGATAAAACATCCTTTAAAATTTTTTTTACAGAATCATCAATTGTTCCAGTATATTTTCTCGAAACCCTGGTAGTCTCATTAGAAATTGCTTCCTTCGATACAAGATTAAGTAAGAAACTTTCCGTTTGAGACTCTGAAATAACATCACTAATACTTGATACATAAAGGTATTTTTCTGGTTTTGAAGAAAAATCCAAACCTTTCTTACCTTCTCCACGATCCAATACTTTCATACGCAATCTTTCTCCACCTCTTAATGGAAGACCATTATAAATTGACTGCAACTTATCATTTTTACCAGCAATAGAATCACCAGTGTTGACAACTCTTATTTTTGCTGTAATTGTTGGCGAGAATATGTCCTCATAATAATCGACCGAAACAGCACCTAATTTTAAATCAACAGTTCTCTGTTGATCATTAGATTCTAGTATTAGAGTCTCGTAGAGAGAAGAACCCGATGCTGACATTTAATTATATGCTAAAGATGTTAAAAGGTGTTTCTTTATAATACTATTTAACGAAGCACCCATAATGATTGGTGACGATCCTCCTTTAGATCCGCCACTTGCCATTGGTGGTGCCTCTTCTTCAATAATTATAACCGTATTTTGTGGTTGCCCCACACTAGCACCCATATCTACATTACCTGCTATTGGCATTCTATCTACACTTCCACCACCTTTAAATGATACATGGAGGTGAGCATTATTTGGTGACATGTCTGGGTCATGTCCTGGTACTCCTCTCCACAATACTTCAGCAATACCAAGTGCTGCTTTATTTTGTCTGAAATAAGAAGCAAGTTTATCAAGTTGTGCCTCACTATTGTGAGACAATGGATAATCAAGTGCCTCACCATAATTGTGATAAGAGTTATAACTTCTTCTCATCACACGCTCTTTACCAGATCCAGTATATCCAGAATGAACATTGAAGTCTGGGTGTTGCCATGCTCTATATCCTTGTTCTTCTAATGCACGACCAACATTAACTGCTCTTTGATATGCAGGAGTTTGATTTGCTCCTCTTACTTGTCTTCCATCACCAGCACCAGGAAGATTTGCCTTTTTCAACCACTGCCTTTGATTTATCTCCCTAGTATCTCTCAGGGCTTCACTAGGTCTTTCATAATTTCTCATAAACCAATTTGCGGCATCACCACCAGATGCAAAATTCATTCTCATATATTCTGGTCCTCTGTCTGTTGATAGAGCATGGTCTATTTGACCTTTCCAGTTAGTTCTCCAGTTTGGAACTGCTGCTTCCATTGCAGCATATCTTCCTTTATGCATTTGAAACAGACCACCAGATGTGCCATAATCTCCCATTACATCAGGTCTAAAACCCGATTCCATCTTAATGTTTGCGACAATACCTTCAGCCTTATTTTCAGTCATTCCTGGTTTTGTCATTAGATAGTCATACATTTCTTTTGCTACCGCAGATTCACTTCCAGACAATTCTCCACTTTCTGATGTAATTTCAGAACCATAATCTCCGGCAACCGCAAGTTTAGCATTATCAATATCAGACTGCATTCCTCTAAATGCATTCTCCAATCCTTTCATTGCTTTTTTAACTTTTCCAGATTGGTCGGTAAAATCAAAGTTTCTCAAATTATCAAGAGTACCTGTTAGCAAACTTCCAAGTGATCCAAACCATTCAGAAAGATTACTAATAAAACTCTTTAAACTTTGAACAAGAAGTTTTATCCTCTTTATCAAATCTTGTACCCATGCAATAATTTGTGGGAGTTTATCCGCCAACCATCCAATCAACAATACACCAAAAAACTCCAATACTCTATCAAGAAAACTTTTACCAGGAACTTCAACACCACTTATACCAGACTTTCCTCTAGTTTTAAATGCTTTCAATAGAGATGCTTTTTCTCTTCTTCTTTGCTTCTCCATCAATTTTTTATTCAGTTGTTTGTTTCTTGCAATATTTTCTCTTTTAACCTTTGTTCTTTTGAGAATTGCTTTTCGCAGCATTCCACCACCTTTGCCCGCTCCTCTGGCAAACATAGAACCTATTCTCATCGCTCCTGCTGCTACTGCTGCTATGGCCATTTTAGTTCACCACATTATAGATTAATTGCGAATACATAGTGTAGAAATTATCTGGATTCGATGAAGAAATTAATGGAACATCAGTAGCACTTCCACTCTTCATTGATTGTTGTTGAGATTGTCCTCCACCACCACTGCCTACTTTTTTATAAATCACAGTCGTATTTCCAGAACTAGAAACTGGTCCAGGCACCTGCATTTGTGGTGAAGATGGGGAAGCAATAGAAGGTGCTGAAGATGCGGAAGCAGCAGAAGACGAAGAAGATGTTAAGGATGCTGAAGAACTTTCAACACTCTCTCCTGGTTTTGTATTTTGTGAAGAATATGGGAATACACCCTGCAATGCACTTCCAAGAACACCCTCAGACTGCAATGAATAAATCGTATCGTTGAAGTTCTTTATTCCTGGTGCTCCATCCCACGATGGTTTCCAAACAAAATCTAAAAATCTTTGAACTTGAATTCCTAAGTAATCTCCCAACCAACTTCCAGCAAATGCACCAAGGAATGAAAGAGGACCACCAACAGCACCAATACCAGCACCAAGACCACCACCAACAATACTTCCAGCAAGAGGGAACATTGCTCCCAAAATTGATTGTGCTGGGGTCATTCCTTGTATTGCTCTATCTCTAACAGCCCCAACAAAAAATGCTGCTCTTAATAGTGGTAGTATTTTTTTACCAAGACTGCCAAGTGCTCCAAATATTTTACCAAAAAGAGATTTTGGTTTAGTTGCAACATCTGCTGCAAAATTAACTGCTTTATCATTTGGAAATAATTTTTTTAGTTTAGAAGCAGTCCGTTTGAAAAGACCTGGTTTTTTATTGTTACTCAGCATTCTTTCCTGAGTAACTTTTTTTCTTGCTTGTTCTAAATCAAAAGGGGATAGTGGTTTTGTTGGTTTAGGTGAAACTGATGGTTTTCCTCCTGATGGTTTTCCTCCTGATGGTTTTCCTCCTGATGGTTTTCCTCCTGATGGTTTTCCTCCTGATGGTTTTGATATTGGTGTTGGTGTTGGTGTTGGTTTTCCCCCTCCTCTAAGTGCATTAAATGCTTTACCTAATAATTTAAATGGTGCGATAATAATAGCACCAGTGATAGTACCAATGATTCCCAGAATGGTAAACAATCCACCATTCAATGTTGCAAATATTCCAGTAACAACTGCTAGGTTTTTAATTACCCTATTTTTAATTTCTTCTAACGTTCCAATATCACCCTGAGCATTTGCTGCAATAGCTTTCCACCCCTTATCAGTTAACCATCCAGCAAAAAGAACTCCGAAGAGTTCCATCAAATTTCCAAGTATACTCTTCGCTGCTTTACCAACTCCTTTTACTGGTGCTAAGAGTGTTTTGGATAAACCTTTCTCTAATTGTTTTTCTTTTCCAGATCTAAGTTGCTTTTCTTCTTGCTGTAATAATTCTTTCTCTCTTTCTTTCTGACCCTTTCTCTCTAATTCCGCCTCTTTATCTAATACCTTTGCCAGAAAAGAAACCTGCTTTTCTACGGCAATAACTCTGACACTTAAAACATTAACATCAACATCAGGAGTAATTGCAGATGATCCTACTTTTACAAGTGCTCCAGGTTTTCTAAAAACTTGATTTGAACTTATCTTTTTCTTTCTAAATAATGCTTTTCTTTGAGCAGCAGAAAGATATTCCCCTGTAGATGGATCAACACCAGTTACAAGGATATCCCTATTCGTAAATTTTGAAGCATTTAATTTTGCCATTTACATGCCGCTCTGCTGTTGTTGCTTCAAATTCTCCTCTTCAATATATTGTTGTAATAAAGTGAGATAAACTTCCCTCTCCCAGGGTATCATATTTTCTAGTTCTGTTAATGAATATTTATGATACTGCATCAAGGCAAAATTCACTTTATAGTATGACGCAAGATCAGCGTGCGCCATACCTACCCGAAAAAACTAGAAAGTCCCTCCAGAACGACTTCACTCTCAACCTCAGTATTTGGATTCTTTACTTTAATAGTATGAGAAAGTTTGGGCATTGTCTCAAAGAATTTTTCAATCTCTTTAAACTGCTTCGAACTTAAGTCCTCAATGAAGGTAACCATCTCTTTCTTTGTGCAGTCAGAAGCACTCCAAGACTCTTCTTCATTATAAATTTGCTCAACACAGGAAGCAATTAATTGGAATGATTCATCGACACCCATTCCTTCATCAAAACTAAAATTCGTTTTGATGAATTCATCCAATGATGGATATTTCATCCTCATCACCAGATTCTCATCCAGTTTAATGTCTCTAGAGTGCTCTGGATCAACCTGAACCTGAATTTCATCCAAATCAATTTTTGCCTCTACTTGTGTCTCACCATCATCTGGGCAAGTAATAAGAACATCTACGCTCTCTCCGACAGACTTACCTCTGATATTCAGAAAGAGATATTCAATATCAAAAGTAGACAATTGATCTACCTTAATTCCTCTAGTAAGAATGCAATTGCCAATAACAGTTTTAATTGCATTGGTGATCTGCTTCTGATCCTCAGATTCCATTGCAATAATAAGAATCTTTTCTTCTTTAACTAGGAAAGGTCTATATCTTATTTTCTTCTGCGTAGAAGGAAGTTCCAACTCATATGTTGGCGTTGCAATCTTTGGTAAAGGCATAATAACCCGAAAAGTTCAGTTGTAATTATTTATTATCTTCTTATAACCCTTTCATCAAAAGGACCTACAAATTGTGATGCACTTTTTATTCTACCAGAACGTCCAGCCTCATACAATTCATCTAAAGTTTGTTGTGAATTTAATCCCCTTGCCTCAGGTGCTCCTAAGAATCTGTCATCTTTTGGGGGTACTGGTTGTGTTTGAGAATTATCACCAACATTATTCGAACTTCCAGATTTTTTAGCTTGACTTGTAATTTTTCCAGGAATGTATCTTTCGTAGTTAAATGCAATGCTCACCTTCAATATATTTGAAGAATCGTATGACACTGGTAAAGAAGATAAGTTAATAGGAAACAGACCAATAAAATTATATTCGACTTCTCTTCTATGGTCTCTATCAAATTTTATAATCTTTGTAGCATTTGATTTATATTCATCAGGAAATCTCATCCTATAAGAATATTCCCTCAAAGAAGAATCCTTTTCAGAACCACTAGCAATAAATTCCATCCAGTGCTCTAAAAACTTAAGCATCCTATAATCAGAGTCTACATAAAACTCTAATTGCATTTGGGTAAAAATTCGGGTGTGTGCCATTTTTTCCTGCACACCCATATAGTTACCATTAATATCTGCCGTTGCCAACGAACTTCCTGGAATTGATGCAGAAGAACATAACAATCCAGCACTTTCAGTTACAAATCTCGTATCAACTCCTCTCTCAGCCAAGTAAGACATTAAAGGACCATTCAGTCCACCAAAGATAACTTGGTAATGTGATGTTTGGGCAAGATTTGTGATAAGTGGTTTGAATTGTGATATCTTTTTACGTGTTGGCACTCTAAATACCTTATACGAGTCTTACATTATTAAGTATTTAGATGTCATATAAGGGAAAATACCAACCTTCATATCCAAAAAAATACAAG